ATATAGTAGAGGGGAAATATCATATTCTTTTTTCATTCATTATCTCCTGTATATGTGTAAACGGAAAAAATCCGGCAGATGTCTGTCACATCTGCCGGATTTCTCCGTTATACACGTTCTGTGTATTTCAATGAAATCCAACCTGCGCCGGACTTCAATTTTCCCCAGCCATTCTGCTCTGCAGTGATGGTGTAAATGCCGCCTTTCTTGACAGTGGTATTGACTTTGTAATAAGTTCCTGCCCCTGCACGGACATTTAATGTATTGGCAGTGATTCGCACACGGTATGATCCTGAAGGCTTCTGTGCAGGCTGTGGTGTAGGTGTTGCACCGCTTGCAATGTATTTGATGCCTACATAGTTACAGAAGCCTTTTGCTGCTTCTTCAGCGCATTCAAGACAAAATGCATCCGACTGCATCAATTCAGATTCCCTTTTGTTGGTCATGAAGGCACATTCAATCAAGACAGATGCCTTTGTTCCCATCACAGAACAATTGCACATGGCAAGGGATTGTGTCTTTACACCACGGTTTTTCTGCTTAGTTCCTTTGATAAGTTGCGCCTGAATACATTCAGCCATTCTTCTGCTGTCACCCGGTGCCTTATTGCTGATCAATGTTTCAATTCCTTCACCGCTGTTATATGTTTTTCCATTTCCGCAGGCATTAAAATGGAAGCTGATTGAATAGTCACATTCTGCTGCCCTAATTGCCTTCTGCCTTGCAGAAAGGCTTGTGTCTGGATCGTCTTTGCTGTTGTCATCATCCCACCCTGTCTTGATGTATGCAACACCGCATCTGTCCATTGCTGCTGCAAAGTAGGATGCAACCTTTACATTGCCCCAATGTTCCCGGTAGCCATCAGGTGTTCGCTTTCCGGCTGTATTACTGCCATGTCCTGCATCAATTGCTATTTTCATAGTATTAACCTTCTTTCTTTCGTCAAATCGTGTCAGATTGTAATTCTTAATAACAGCCATCAGATTTTCCACATACTTCAGGGATGTAGCATATCCGTCAGCCTTGATGTTTTTCAGATAGGTTTCAGGATCCGTGACGCCCTTCAGGTTTGCATATCTGGATATATTGATAAAATCAAAATACCCTCTCACGCATGCTTCCATGTCTGGGAATGCAAACCATTGCATCGTGGCTGATGCGTATGTTCCATCTGCCTTTTGTTCGCTGCCTACCTTGGTGTAACTGCCGGTTGCCGTTGGACACCGCCCCGGTTTATATTTCAGTCCGAAGTAATTGTTTGCATTAACTGCCAGCTCTGAAGTACCTCTGGCAGATTCCAGTACCGCCTGCGCTATTATAGGGCTATGTACGCAGATGCCATATGCCGGGGCATATTTCTGCACATATGCCCCGATTTTCTCGATAAACTCTGTGGTGTTCATGGTATTACTCCTCTGTGTAATCATTGCCGGAATTGCCGCTGTCAGCGAGACCTTCACCTACACAGTACCCAATGACAGTCGCTCCCGCCATGATAATGGCTGAAATCTGGGTAGCGGTACTTTCTGCTCCACCAGTGGCAACAATCAGCATCGATACAAATGATGCCACGGAAAGCCACAGCTTTCTGCTTGTCAATTTTCTGATGATCTGTTCTTTCTTCATAATTTTCACCTTTTTAACCTTTCTGTTCTAAGTCTGATAATCTGTGATTGATAACCTTGATCTGTTCTTCCACCACAGGCATCCGTCTGGCAAAATTGTTATGCTCACGGACTTCCCGTGTCAGTTCATCGATTTTGCAATCTGTTACCGCCTGTGCTGTTGTGATTTTGGCTTCAACTTTCCTGTTACTGCTGTTATTGGTGATAATGACCCCTGCCAGGGACAATCCTCCAACTACAATTGATGCTACCGCCGCTATAATTGCATCCATTCTCTTCCACCTCCCTTTGTTTGGATAAAATAAAGAGCCGGTAACCACGTTTGTGGTTATCGGCTCTTAGGCGCTTATTCCTCTTTCATTCCATTGTCACCTTCTGAAAACTCTCCAAGTGCTTCATAATAAAAATACCAGCCGGTATAATTATATCCGTTTTTCACCTTAAATCCCTTACCGTCTTCGGTGAAAAGCTGGGATACATTGGTAGGGATGCCAACTGTATCGTTGGTGTCCTGTCCTGTTTTGCCTACAGTAGTTGTGGATATTCTGGAGTCATATACATGGTGGCTCCGCACTGTAGAGCCCAGCACTACAGTTACCGCAATATACACCGGTACAAAACCGCAATCGACGGATACTGTAGTCTGCGCCGGAATATCTAATCTACCGGTTTTCACCCGTTGTTTCTTTCCCGAATTACGAAATCTAATAGCCATGTAAATCCTCCTATTTCTCTGTAATCCTCACAGCTTCAATCACAATATCCCCAGAAGTTGCGGAGTCGAAAGTAATCGTCATGCTGCCCTCTGTCTGTGTTCCGTGGGGCACCGCATCCGCCATGATACCTTCTGTATCGTTACTTGGGTATACATCAATGAGGGAAGATGCTGTGATGTAGTCACTGTTAATCACATACGATGTGGATCCTGCCGAAATGGTAAATGGTCCAATCGTGTACCCGAAAGCTGCCGCAATTCTGACTTCCAGGTCATTCATGTTTGCAGCGCTGAATGCATCCCCTTCCTGTGACACCGTACCCTCGCTACGTGCTACAGTTACGGTTTCTGCACTTCCATCCGCCTTTGTCAATGTCCTTCTGGTCGGGTACTCTGTAATTCTGTCTTTCCACGTTTTTCTTGTAAATAAACTCATACGCCCTCCTTATAATAATAGTCCAACAGTATCTCCGGCATATATTTCTGTGCCGGCATAGTAGTTCATCTGCGCCGATACAACTTCATATACATCTGTCAGTATTTTTTCGATGTCATTGTATTTTTGCCATGTATTGTACGGCAGTTCCGGCACCTCAGGAGTGTCAGCATGCACACAATATGCCGCTCGGATTGCTGCTACATTCAACTTCATATCCAAAAAATAGTTTGCTGTAGGAAACTCCGGGACCGCCCCAACATGGCTGGTTTTATCCAATTCCAGTACATCTATCAATATCTGGATGTTGTTCTCAATTCTGGACAAATCCGATGTATTAATGCAGCCTTTTAGCCCTGCTAAATATTCCGTCCTCTGCTCTACGGTCATATTGTTCCAGCCAATAGCTATTAATTCTTTGGCATAGTTCACATCCGCCTGCGTCCTGTCCGTCACCGGGGGCTCCCATGTATAGGGATAACTATATCCAGATACCGCTTTCCGGCGAACTCTTGCTATTCTCTGTGGATGTTTATAGTACGGATTGATTGGTCTTAAATCCATTTATATCAGCCCCCTTTCTCCCGCATATATCTCCATGCCGGCATAGTAGTCCGCCACAGTTATAGTGGCGTATCCCCGGCAGGTGGCACTTGCTATATATCCACCCGTCAGGTCTATGGTCTGCTGCGTTATGCCGGTAACCGCATAGCTTCCTTCCGTATTCTGGACTTCAACCCAGTTTCCGGCGACTTCATTCTGCATCAAGTAGCGGATAGATACAATCTGCCGTAGCTGGTAGTAATTGAGCATCCTTTCCGCTACCTCTTTGGCTCTCTCCGCATTGAACAGGGTTCCGCCTTCATAGGATTGGATATTTTCCACTTCACCAGCATCCTTAACAGCCACCCTCGCCGTGTAAGTAATGTCCTGACTTTCGTATTTTCTGCCCTTGATCACACACGTTCCCGCTTCGTCCATACTCACGGTCACATAATTGGTTGCCGCCGCTACTACAGTTCCTCCCTCTGCCGTGATGCTCTCCGGCATGTATGGCTCCGACAGTTCCATAGTGGTTATACCGCCCGGAAGAACATCGTTATAAATCTCACTGGCTTCTGCCTGCAGACTGTACGATTTGTAGGTTATGGAAATGCCAGACACATAATCCGCCATTTCCACGGTGGTTCCCATGAATTTGCGGTCTGTAGTAATTGTGCTGGTTGTAGACCTGTCCGGCATGCGAATGCTGATATATCCCTGCCTGTCGCAGCCCGCCACGGCGCCGCAAGCAAATACTACCTGCTGCAGTGCTTCCCGGTGGGTGCAGATTGGAATATGCCCGTATAGCTGAACAGCTGCCACATCCTCCGCCACCTTGTACTCCGTCACTCCGGCATCCGCCATAATGGCATCTATGACTTCACCGGCTGTTTCCCCGGTATAAATTTTTCCGCCGTAGAACTTTGTTTTATCCATGATACCCATTCGGTCAATGAGAGAAAAGCTGACTACATTGCTGCCACTCTGCCAGGTATCTATATAGAATTTCCCACAAGGTACTTCGCTTGTCCCTACCTCTTCCGTCATAGATACGTGCTGGCTCTTCTGGATGGACTTCCATATGCCGCTTTTGTTGGTCGCATCCCATTCCCCCGCGGCGTCCACCACGGATATATCACAGGTGCCTACCGGGATAGTGGCTGATGTGGTGTCCAGTTCTTCAGTTATGGATGCCGTCTGTATCTGTTGACCGCTCCACTCAATTTCCATGCCGTATTTAATGTAACGAAGCTTTACCCGCTGCTGTGGCAACCGCGTTTTTAGGAATGTAATCACAATCTTTCCGTAGTTCTCCATCTGCTTCCTACACAGGAAAATCAGGGCATCCGGCACATATTCTTCCTCTATTATCTTCTGGCCGTAGGTGTCATACCATGCTACATTTATTTCCTCCGGGTAATCATCCATAAAGAAAAGGGTGATACCCGCCGATGTATGCGGCGAAGTAAAAGAAATGGCTAATACCGGCGGTGTCGCAAAGGTTCGATCATCACCAGATATGCCGGATATAAGGGGAATACATGTATCCTCTTCCATGATTGTTCTGCTGCCGTCCAGTACCGCACTGTTCAGATCCGGTATCAGGTACGCAGGGTAATCAGTATCGAATTTCAGCAGTTCCAGCTTTCCGATATCGGCATTGGGGAACTCCGGGGAGCTGTCGGATAAGGCAGACACATCCACAAATTCCATATGTGCTTTACAATTTGTATATGGCATCTGCTATACCTCCTACCCCGGCTTTCTCGCCGGCTTCTTTGCCGTAAATTTGCACTGCAGTCCTTTCATTTTGGCGGTGCTTGACAGTATCTTTTCGATTTCATCTGATACCCCGGACACATACCCACGGAAGGAATAGGTTCCCTTCACTGTCGGCAGTGAAAAATCATGAAACTCTACCGGCTCCGTGAGCTTGTCCCACAGCTTTTCGTATAATTCGTCATTATCGATGGTGCCGAAGCTCATCTGATAGTTGAAATAGACGCCAATCAGTTCCCTTTTCAGGTCGCCGTCCTCGGTTCGCTCTGCATACTTATCCAGAAAGTCCGCCGTCCTCTTGATGCTGACAAGAGGCACATCAAAATAAATTCCATCAATTCGTATACCCTGTGTGTATTCCATATGTGCCTCCTTATGTCGTTGATACACGGAAATTGCGGCCGATGCGGCTGTCTTCGGCATCCAGCACAGGTTTAAGCAGCCGTGCCAGTTCCGCAAGGTTTCCGGTGAAACGGATGTTCACGGGTCTGTCGCTTAGTTTGTCAGCAAACGTATCCATCCACTCTGTGTTGTTCTCCAACGGAAGGACGGCTTCCCGTCCGGCTTCACCGATAAGCGCTGTGGTAGGACCGCTGGTGATACCGCCGGTTGCCAGCCGGGGAATTTCAAGCCTTGCAAGGTTGGGACCGAAGTGGCTACCTCCAATTTTAGGTACCCAGTCGGGGATATCGATGCTAATCGAGTTGATGCCGTCGATAATGGTGTTTACAACACCTTCAAATATATCAATGATCCAGTTCACAGCACCTTTGAATATATCCACCAGACCGTTCCATGCTTTTTTCCAGTCCCCTGTAAATACTCCGGATACAAACTCCACGATGCCGGAAAATACATCTATCATATCACCCACAATCCGGACGATATACCGGAGCAGTGTGCTTATTCCGCCACGCATAAGCTGCAGTATCGGCTTATATATTACATTCCACAAAAGTTCCATTCCTTTTCCGACTGCGGTAAGGATTTCGTTAATTTTGTCGCCCTTCTCTGTCATCAAATCGGATAAATCAGAAAATGTCTGACCTATCGTACCTAATGCCCAGATGAAGGTTTCGCCTGTAAATTCGGCAATGGGTTTCAATACATTCGACCATATGTAATCGAATGACGGGCGTACCGTTTCTATGGTTTTACCAAGAAATTCCATTCCATTGGCAAGCATGTTTAAGAACGCAGGTGCTGCATCCTGAATGGTCCACGATGCAAGCGGCAAAAGAATATTCTGCATGAACCACAGCAGACCGTCATATACATATCCGGAAAAGGGAGCACAAGACGCCGCCAGATTATTAAAGGAATTGATAAGCGGGGAAAAATCCGTTTCCTGCATCCACTGATTAAGTAAATCCCTAAACGGTGTAAGTTTATCGATGATCCCCTGCATACCGGTGCCAACCTCTGCCTCTTCAAAGGCTCCGGCTCCCGTAGTTTCTCCTCCAGCGCCACCAGTATCCTTCTTGGATAGCACATTGATACTGTCGAATGCCGCAAGGGCTCCCTGTGCCGCATTCTGTGCCGTTTTTAACGACTTCGCATAGTCAATTACCTGCTTCTTGGCTTTGGTGTATGTCTGCTTGCCCTGCAATGCCGCAAGGAACCGGGCGAACGTATCCGTGGCTGTGTTAAGCCATGCCACAAGCTGAGTTATATAAGGAATAATAGTTGTTGCAATAGGTTCAAATGCTGCCACCAGCCCATTTTTCAGCTGGGCGCTCTGGCTCTTCAATGCGGACATAGCCGCGTTATAATCCGAAGAATACTGCGCAAGGTTCTTGAAGCCTTCTTTCATGCTGGATACCATTGCGTTAAACGCCTTAGTTATCCAGTTAAATATCAGAAGAGATAATGCGATACCTTTAAGCCGGGAGCCGATGGTTCCGAGCAGGCCGGAAGATTTTTTACTTCCTTTGGCTACAGTATCAAAAAACTTCTTGCCGGAGTCGCTGGCCTTTTTGAAGCCGCCACTGTAGGCATTGACTTCTTCCTTGATATCGGAGAGCCGTCCCGTTATAGCATCGTGTTCCTGATAACCTGCAGTTACTCCTGCCGCTTCCAGTTCTTTAAGCCGCTTTTTTAAGGCAACTTCTTCCTCCAGTAGGTCAACTATCCGCTGATCGGATACGGTGGAATTTTCTTTGATAGATGCCAGACGCTTGGCTTCCGCCTCTTGTGCTGCTGCCCGAGCTGCTTCTTTCTCGGCTTCTGCTGCTGACTTGGCTTCCTCCCTGGCTTTCTGTGCTGCAGCTTTAGCGGCTTCCTTTTCTGCAGCTGCCGCTGCCTTGGCTTGTGCTTCCGCCTTTCCCGTTTCAGACTGTGCGTACAGACTCTTGTTGTATTCATCCAGGGCATGTTTGGCATCTATCCAGCCAATGTAAATATCATCATATTTTTTCTCCCCTGCACCAAACCCCTTTGACTCCAAATATTTCAACTCTGACGCATACTGTTCTACAGCCGATGTCAGATTATCATACGTGCCCTCTTCTGCTTCCACCTTTTTTCTTACATTATCAGTAGATTTTCCGACATTCTCGATGGCTTTTGCCGCATTCTCTGCGCTATTCTTGACATTGTCAAATCCCTTCTGCGCCGCATCCAGCCCAGATGCATCCATCTTTGTTCCGACACGTATAGTTGCATCATAATTAGCCATCTCATCACCTCGCTTCAAGCCAGTAGTTATTTACTGGCTCTTAGGCGCTGTGCTGGCTCATTTATTTTCCTAACATTTTCAGGAATGCTTCCTGTGCTTCTTTGTTTTGCTCTTCTGTGCTGACTTCTTCTTTCTCCGCAAGGGAATAGATTTTCTTCACCTGGCGGAGCCGCTTCTTTTCCTCCGGCGATGCCTTAGAAGGGATTTCCTTCAACCGAATGTCAACGACTCGGGTAAAATTACATTCTTCCAGATTTGAAAGCAATCCCATGAAGGTAAACCAATGCATATCTACCGTGTTAAGGTCTATTCCGTACTGTTCAAGAAAAGCCGCATAGATACGCCACTGGTCGGCGTCAAAGTCCATTACCTTCAGCTTATGGTCCTTGCCCTTACTTCTTTCGTGGTTGTCATGGTCGTATTCGCTCAACCACCACTGCAGGGCATCCATAGCCTTTTCAAACAACGGCTGTTCTTTCGGAAACAGCAAGGATAATGCCGTAGCAACCTTTTCCCTGCTATTAAGAGCATCGTCCACAAGGCACTGGGATATCTGGATGCCGATGCGGAAATCCGTATCTACCGGGTACCCGTCCCATTCATCCGGCAGGGCATCCAGCAGCACATTAAACACGGCGAGCTCCTCTTCTGGTTCGATTGTATTTCTTGCCGATTTCCTTCTGTCTTTCGTCCATGTATTTCTCCGCAATAGGCATAAGCTGGTCGAAGAAATCCGCAATCATGTACGGACCGGGTACGGTGTCGCCGAATACCTTTCTGCAGGTGTCTGCCCCAAAGATATCATCAATACGCGCCATAAGTCCCTTTGTCCGTTCAATCATAAGGGTAACATGGTCCCGCAGTTCCATCTTCTTTACCTCTTCGGACTCCAACTCCTTGGAAATGGTCTGAAACTCGTCCATAAGGTTACAGAACCGGTCAAGGAACATGGTATCCTCCACGTTGAGGGTAATGGTTTCCCCGGCATCGTTCACCTCGATAACAATTCCGCGGGAAACTCTGATTTTCTGTACGTTTTCCATAATAATTACCATCCTTTCAGAAATGGGATGCGACTGAAAGGAACGCACCCCATTATGTTAATTTGATTAACACCTACACTATTCGGTTTCGCCGGCAGTGAATGTCTTTGTGCTGATGTTGAATGTACCGTGGATATCCTCGCCACACTGCTTAATGCTCACAACATTATGCACATAATCACCGCCGTCGCCGCCGTTAGAAGTTACAGATACGGTGCAGGGCACCTTGATTGCCTTATATGTGCCTGCGGAACCGCTTACCGCATCCCGTAAACGCAGGCGTACGAAAGAAGTCTTTGCAGATGCGCCGGTAGGCAGCTTGTCAACCATGCTGTCCAGCCATTTCTGTACGGCATCTTCTACACAATCCTCTTTGTCCACGTCAAAGGTGCGCTGATAAGCCTTTACGTTATTGGATTTGCTTTCCATGTTGATGTACTGCTTTGTCTCTTCCTCCGGGTTCATTTCCTCGGTAAGAGACTCAATACCGTCACCCAGCAGTTCATAGGCTTCTTCGGCTGCACCCATGCTGGTATCGATGAAATGTTTAAGATCTGTTCTCATCTCAATTCTCCTTTACATATGTGATACCTACCGTCATCTGGTAGATAGAGTTATTAGTTTCTGTTTTGTCCATGAAAAATGGAGTTGTGACTTCCACTTTCTGCACCTTTGCATTGGGAATTTCGGGATATACCCTGTTGCAGGTCTGTTCTTCTACCCACTGCTCCAGCGCCTCGCCAAATCCGTTATTTTCCATGCAGTCTGTATTTGTGCTGGCCGGAAGTCGCGCAACAAGCATGTAATGCCCTGTAATAACTTTGGTGCCTGAAAGATATGTTTTCACATTTTGCACAGGTTCCTTAATAAGCGCATAATCGATGTTGCCATGCAGCAAATCCGTATCAATATGCCTCATTTTCTGGTCTTCCAGCTTAAATGTTTTTAACCACTTAATAATTGCTTCTGATACCGTCATTGTCCTGCTATCCTCCTTGCACCCTGTTCTATTTCTTCACGGCCACCATTCTGCATATAACGGTCTGCCCAGTAGGCGCCTCTCATGGGTGCTCCCTGAAAGTTATATTCCGGGTGGTAGTACAATCGTCTGGCATAGGGAGTACTCCATACTACATCGGTTCCATCTTCGATGTGGCAACTATCTATCAGTCTTCCGGGGTTATCATATTTCCCTGCTAAATCAAATGGAACGAAAGGCTGCACGTTTTTCATAAATTCGTTGGTGACAAACTGCTGTACCTTTCCCCGTTCTTCAAGCCCCAGTTTCTTTATGCAGTCCTCCAGGTTAAAACTGCACTGATAATCCAGCTTACTCACTTTCCCACCACCTTTATGGTCTTTAATCTCGGGCGGTTCCGATTGTCCGATACCGCTGTCACGGTGACGGCATACTGGAAGTCGTCCAGCAAATCTGAAATCCTGTACGCCCGGCTGATTTCCTGTTCAGACACGCCCAGAACAATCATGTCCTGTCCCGATTTCGGGGTAAGAGTCCAGAACCCTGCTGCCTGCTCGGCGGTCAGCTTGGCGTACTCTGTCGGCGGCAAGTAGGGCTTGTTACCATAACTGCGTTGAAAGTCCACTGTGATACTTTCTACCTTGGACTCCGTCTGTACGTTGCCGGAGATCGTGGACTCCGTCTTGTTATGGCTCCACTGTACGCCCTTCACCACCGACCGGAGCCATGTTTCCTTTTCAGTGTCCGGATCCCTGTGGTAGTTATACACGGTCATGATATCGGTAAATAACACACTCATAACGCACCTGCCAATCCCGTACCGGACAGCCCGGAACGTATTACAGATGTAAGCTGTGCTTCCTTCTCCTGCGCCGTGGTGACCTTGTAGGACTCCGAATATCCATCATTGCTGACAGATACGATGCCGGTCCCCATGCCGGAAGCCTCCTGCACACTCATGGAAGCAAGAAGCTGGCAGAAGGTGTCCTGTATCTGTGCATGGACCTGCTTCTGGAAATCCGTGGCAGTGTCCTCACTGTAGGCATCCTCAAACTGCTTTGCCCGCATGTGGGTTATGGTATTCAGTTTGATTTCTGCCAGTTTAGACAGCCGGTCAAACTCTGTTTCATCAGATATACCATTGTAAAGGGAGCGGTACTGCTCCCACGTTATGTAAGACATACTGCTCCCTCTCTTCCTACTTAGGCTGTTGCCTTAGGCTTAACCTTAATACCCTTAAGAACACCTGCCATTTTGCTGTTTTTCAGAACAGCCCCGGCAAGCATTTCAACTTCGCCTTTCTTTACGGCACCCGGTGCACTCAAATCAGGAAGATAGGTATGCACCATCTTGCTACCATCAACGGAAATACCGTGGAACGCATTAAGTCCGAGTTTTACCGCATAAACCGATGTTTCACCATAGGCAGTGGTGGACGGAGTCGTTGTTTCGATTACATCTACACTCTTCGTACCGTTGTAATACTGACCCACATCCATCATTGGAATACCATTGTATTTTTCAACAACTCTTCCAAATCCATCAGTAGTTCTCTCATAGAACCCAGCACGTCTCGCTGCCGCTCTTGTTTTGGTAAGCAGTTCATTATTCATCAGAAGGATATCCGGCTTTTCTGCCAGCTTACTGATGAATGCATCCAGTTCATCCAGATATGCATTGTAGTTGCTGTCCAGCAATGCACTGGTAGAAATGTCAGCTTCGGACGTATATTCTGTATCAGAACCGGATAACAATTTTTTAAGTCCGTCAAAGGTTCCGGTAACATATCCACTGCCAGATGCTGCAGATGTACCATTGATTACAAGATTATGGAAGTAATTTGCTCCTGCTTTGGTCTTTTCCTTAATCTGGAAATCAATTTCATCAACCGCACCGCCAGTTTCCGCAATAACACGGTCTACTTCAAAAGAGCCACCGAGGATAACAACTTTTGCTGTCGCTTCCTCTCTCTTTGCCTCGTTAGGTGCGTATTCGGAATTGATAGAACGTACAGCTACAGTGGACGGAGTTTTTAATCTCACGTAGCCATAAGTAAGTGTAGAACCACCAGTTCCGGGGGATACCGTATCATCGAATGTGAGCATATCCAGTAAGAGGGATGCTCTTCTGAACTCATCAATGACATTCTGGTCTACTTTGTCAGCCATGCCGACTTTTGCTTCTGCTAATGTTAAAGCCATATTTCATTCTCCTTATTTATATCTCTCCTTAAGTGCATCCTTAAGGGTGTCTGTTGACTGTCCCGGTGTTTTCTGTACCTGTCCAATCAAGTTTCCTGTTCCTGTCGGTTTGGGCTCCGGCTCGCCACCGAAGAGCATCTTGCTATCTTCTTTCTCTGTCAGTGCTTTCAGCGCCGCGGCAATGTCCTCTTTCTGATTCTTGGACGCTTTCAGTGTGGGAACGTCCAGCAGGGCGGTGATTGCCTTGGCATTCCTGCCCTTGACCGCTGCAATGCTTTCCTTCACCAGGTCGTCAAAGTCACGGTCTGCAATCTTGGCATCATAGTCCTTCTGGATATTGGCTTTCTCGGTTTCCAAATCCTTGATGCGCTGGTTAAGCCCGGACACATCCACATCCTTGAACTCATCAAGTTTGGTCTGCAGGTCCTTCATGGCAGTGTCGTTTGCCTTAATCGTCTCGTTGGCTGCGTCCAGCTTCTCTTTCTGCTTGTCGTAGTCGGCTACCGTCTTATAGTTTTCCGCTACTGCAGTATTAAGGCCGTCTTCTTTGTCCTTAGGCACCTCAATGCCCAGTTCTTTCAAGATAGTTAAAATGTTCTTCATATCGTTCTCCTTAAATGATTTATTTACCGGGCTTTCCCCGGTATGGGAAGTTGCAGGGACGGGATTTGAACCCGTGACCTTCTGGTTATGAGCCAGACGAGCTTCCAGACTGCTCCACCCTGTAATGCGACAATAAAAAAAGCGCCTTGCAGTAATTCCATTAAGAATTTACTACTTGGCGCTTAGGCTCTATTGTCAATATCGATTCAGTTTTACACTTTTTGCAGTACCCCGGGAAATTCCTCAATACAGTATCTTTTCGTAACATCTGCATATGTGGATTTCCGCAGCGAGGGCACTTACACCAATAATACCCCTTTGGCAGCATATATTAACCCTCCATAGGGATATTATAGCAGAACATTTGTTTCGTTGCAATGATATAATTGCGAATTATGTGTTATAACCCGGGTACAACCTCTTTTATTCCTTTTGCCGCATTATACATTCTCTGCATAATAGAGTTTTCCTGCAAATACTCTAAGCCTTTCAGAGTAATTTGAATATTACGGCAGTCGCAGTTCCTGCTTCCGGATATATCTCTCATTATTCGGACACCTTTAATGTATCCTACATCCTCCATCATCTCAATATATCTCATCCAACGCTCATCACTTACGCATAGGGCATTCGCATCAAATTTTCCTATGTCTGCATACTCATTATCCATTTCTTTCTCAAGCTGTGACAGAATTTTATATACTGCTTTGAAGTTATCCATTACTATTCCTCCATTATTGCCTGAATACGCGGCATGTACTTGTTTGCAAGTATTGTATTCGCTGTTGTTCTTGGACCGTCAAGATGTCTTCCATCTGGTGCAGGTGTTTCCCGCTCCATTTTTTTCATCTCACTTTCCCACTCATCAGTGATTGCCTTTATTCTATCTTTTTGGTCTTGTGTCAATATTCTTTCGCTCATATTGTATATACCCTCTACGCTCAAGACTTTTCATGATGCAATGCTGCATTTCACCATCGGTTCCATATTTTTCCATATCTTCAACAAACCATCTCCACGCCTGATTATAGGTTATTTCGTCCATAGGAACAATCCGGCGTGCATAATAATCATATTGCTCATTAACCAAATACCAATCTGCACATCCTCTGTCACGTATTGCATTAAAGTCATCCTCACCAAATGAAACAATCCCATTGGACTTAGGATGATTATGCAATACGGTGCAATCCGTCAAATCAAGACTTCCGATACTTACAGTTTCTTCATCTCCCTCATTGTAGTACACATTGCCAGCTTTATCAATAACATATACCTTCTCAATTTTGCTGTTTCTAATCTGTTCTCCAAAGTATTCTACGGCTTCTTGTTTTTTGCTTATATCAATCTGCCCGATACAAACCGGCTCTTCACCATCCCCAATTTTATCAGATGCACTAAGTGTATTTGCACGTAATTCGCTTTCATATGTTATATCAGTATATTTCTTCCACGCCTTTGTTTTCTTCAAGTCCGCTGTACCGCACTCATACCGGAGCCTGCTTGTCTCTTCTGGCACTCCGCACATTTTGCAAAATTCTTTGTACTTGGCGGTTTTCTCCTTGATTTTAACCTGCAGCTCTCTGGTATCATTTCCCAGTGCCTCTTCTGCTTCCTTTTCCCTCTTCAATGCCCGTATATTCCGCTCCATAGCACGCATCTTCTGGGTCATGGCGTAGTAGTCGTAGGTTTTGCCGTCTATGGTGACAGGCTTCGGCTCCGCCTGTTCTTTCGGTAGGCTGGAAGCGCCCTCAAACCACACATAATGCCTGTGCCGGCAGTTATAGCCATATAGACCGGTAGGGTCACTCTCATGTGCTCCATCCACACTGTAGCCGGTAGCACGCCACAGGTCCGTAATATAGTCCTGCCCGATGCGCTTGGCTTCCTCGGAATAGTCCTTGCCCTCTTTGATAAAATATACTCTGCCCTGCCACTGTTCATGATTGGCATGTCCGGTTCCGGTGTTGCGGGCACCCCAGTGCTTGGACACGTAGACCAGGTTCTCCCCTGTCTGTTTGATGTTCTCATCCTGCATCTTGCCAGCAAGCTGGTGGCACCCGGTACGAACGGCAAGACGGGCGGCGGTGTCAAGCTGCATGGAATAGCCGGATGCAAAGTCAATAGACCTTAAGCCGCTCTGGGCAAGGTCATGTACCACATCACGGACAACCTTATCCTGTGAAAATGTGCCGGAGCATATTTTTATGACCGCCTTATCCAGTTCCCTGCGGTATGCATTTTCGATGCCCTCATAGCCGCTCATGGTCTTAAAACCTGTGGTCTGTGTCATATTCTTAAGCTCGCCATTGGTCTGCGCCGTAAAAGCATCCATAAGCTCTTTCAGGTAAGAGTTGTCCGTCAGCTCTTTTCCCGCCTCTTTCCAAACGGAAAGGTCATTTGCCCATGACATATTGCCGGCACCGGCTACAATCTCTTCGTTTGCCTTATATGCCGCTCTGGTGATGTCGTTTATAATCTTCCGCACTTCCCTTTTATATTCCAGGGTGTTCTTTGCTACTGCCTTGCGGAAATCCGGGTCAGCATTCAGCATCTTCATGGCTTCCTTGCGGATTTTTGCCGGACTATACCCCAGTTTCATCATGGCTATGGCCTGCAGCTCCGCCGTGCGGCTATATGTAAGGGTCTTGGCTATTCTGCGTGCAATATCCGCTATGACCTCTTTCTCCAGATACTGGAACAGGGGCGTTATGGTTTCTGATATGATTTCCAGCTGTTCCTCTGATAACATATTTCCTCCAAAACAAAAAAGAGCCGTAGAATTATTTAAACTCTATCGGCTCTTTGGCGCTTCTCTCAATATTTACTTACAAAGTATAACATGTGCCATTTCAATCCGTCAATGCAGCATTTTACTGCCTACGTCACTGATAACCTCTTGCGCTTTTCTGCTGCAACTCGAATCATTTCATTCATGAATGTCTTGGCTTCATCCAAAGCGTCTATATTAGCTACATACTCAATACATTCTTGAAAATTTTCCTCGGACATCTCAACCAATGCCATCACCATTTCGATTACTTCTTCGTCACTCATTATGCTACCTCCCCAAGAAACTTGTTGATAAAATACTGCTGTCCCTTACCGGTAACCTTTGTTGTCCGATTGATACGAACCGAGCCATCAGGATTATTGACGGTGCTTTCCTTTACTTCAAACAGCCCCATTTCCATGCTACGCTGGGTAGGCATGTTCCAGTCGGAGCCCTGCCGTTTGATTAGATAACCGTTATCCCGCATCCATGCAAAGAGCCGTTTCTGTCCTATATCCACACCGTTCTGTTTCAACAGCTTTGCCAAATCTCCAATCAGGATTGATGTGTGACTGGTGGCTACTGCATCTGCAAATATCTCCTTGGGGCGCATTTCGCTTATTTTTCTTTTTTGCCTTTCAATAGTTTCCTCTGCTACCTTTATTGCACGAGCCATTACCTGCTCCGGTGTATTCCACGCCTTCTCAAGATCAATTAAATACTGCCGACACTGCTTACCCTCCGGTGTTCTCTGAATCATGCAAATCTGCTTTGCCATATCAACCGAAATATTACAATCTGTAACCTCTCGCCTTACTTCTCTGCTTCCTTCCATTTGAACCCGCTCAATTTTGAGCATGTTGAAATCAGTCCCTTCTACAAATCCATATTCACACATTCTCGGAAACCAATCTTTAAATGCTGTTCCAATATGTAACTGCTCATGTAAACTTCTTGCTGATACGGTGGGCTCTCCACTTTCATAGTTAATTGCGATAATTTCATTCTGCATTTTGCAATTCCTCCTTGCAAAAACTGGCGGAATCCCCTATAATGCAAATAGGAAATTCCTATGGTTAATAGGTTCCATTAGAGCAAACACGCACTCGTCAAAGTTACCGTGTTTGCTCTTTTTTTGTTGGCAAATCTTTTTGTACATCTTTCTTTACTAAGTCTGCTACATACTGAATAAAAGATTTATCCTGCATTACAGCTTTTATCTTGGCAGCCTTATGCACATTGTCCTCTAAAACTATTGTTGCACGTTTCATTTTCTTCTCCTTTTCGTGTATTTTTCATGCACATTTATGATTATAGTGTCTATTTCGTACAATGTCAATATATATTTTTACATTTTGGGAAAACTGTGTTATTATGTGTCTAGGAGGTACACGCTATGAATAGAATAAAAAATTTACGTTTAGAAAATGGTTTGTCTCTGCGAGAACTTGCAAGTGAGTTGAATATATCGTATTCTTCATTAGGTAAATACGAGCGCGGAGAACAAGAACCCAGTTTTGAAACTCTTGAAAAAATTTCAGAACGCTTTCATGTTACAGCAGACTACCTTCTTGGCTTTAGTAACGTTAAAAATCCCAAATATGTGGAAATCCATAAAGAACTAGGTCTGACAGATACATCTATAGAAATCATTAAAAAAAACAAGGAAAACATTGCTCCGGGACTCAATTCTTTTATACAAAATCCAATGTTTCCAGAATTAATAGAGCTATATACCGAATATAGTATGCTTGGAGAAATTTCAGCAGAAGATTTAGAGTCTATGATGCAAACTTCATACGGTTATGACTCCTTTGATTTAAATAATCCGTTGGATTTAGCTGCTAGAAATCTAATGGATAAATTTGAAAAATTACCATCAACAGAAGCATATAAAATGTATATATTAAATATTTTTAATAAGTTGTTAGATAATACTACTCCACCTACCGACTAAATAGGACCTATAGAGTTCCCCGCCTACATCATGTAAGCGGGGAACTCTTCCAAGGCTCATATCTATAATCTTCTATTCCTAATCCTCTTCCTCTCCTCCGGTGTCCTGCTCCTGCGCTTCCTGCTTTGCTTCTACCATTGCTCTTGCTTCTTCTTCCGTGATGCTATATGCGTCCATGAGATACCAGATTTTCAGTTCCGGGATGTCAAAGGAAAGGGCATCGTTGCGTTTGCGTTCCAGCTCTGCTTCTTTGTCTGTGATGTAACTGTCGTCAAAGTCCACAAGAATGTCCTGCTCCAAATTGAATGCCTTGCCCTGGAAGGTATCTGCAAACCACATCACGGCTTTGCAGATGTCCTGTATGTATCGGATGGCTTCCTGCCGCTGGCGGTTAAGCTCCTGCATCTGGTCCTGACGCTCGCCCACATACTCGGTCGCTGTGGTAATCTGACCGTTTTCAAAGCTGTACTTCTTGGTGCCATAGCCAAATGACATGGACAGTAAAGATAATGCCAGCTCAAAGGATTTTGTCACCTGCTCAATTCTGATTTCCGGGTTGTATTCCTGTATCATGCCCTTTTCTTCCGGCAGCTTCTCCCCGGTGAATACAAACAACTTTTTCTGTTCCGGAGTCAGCTTCGGCTTGCCATTCTCGTCAAACTCACACAACAGTTCGTTGATAAGGATAATCTTCTCTGCCTTGTCCAAATCGGAAAAGAGAACGTTATAACACAAATCCACGACCTTAAGCGCCGGGATTGCATCCCACAGTTTTGGCAATCCGTACCCTTCCATGTCGTCCAGATTGTTTACCTCCGCATTGCGCATCACTGCGAAAGGCTTGACATCTCCGAGCTGCACGCTGCGCTCTCTGTCGGGCAGCTCTGTGCCTTTGTCGTCGAATACATGCGTTTCCGCCACATACTGTCCATTATCGCCTAATGTGAAAAGGACAAGAGTAATCTGCTTCTTTCCTTTTACTAACGAGCAGCCGGAGAACGCCGCTTCGGTTACGATGTCGTTCTCCACGGTCAACGGCATAAAGGCATCCGCTTCCACATAGTTCAGCTTGATTGTGCCGCCCTGTACGGAGCCGTTGTCCATGAAGGTTGCGTTGTCCAGACGGATATAACAAGCTGTTGTTCCGTCCGCAGATGTCTTCTCCAACTGCTTGCGGTACTGGGTATTAAATTCGCTCCTGTCCAGTACATCCTTCACAAAGTCCGCCTGTTCACCGTCTCCGGCGTTGATTTCCAGCACTTCGCACAAATTGGCATCATCGGAGCAACACCGCTTACCGAAGTTCAGCCTGTTCAGCTCGTAGGACTGACCGTTGATAGTCTTGCGCCTGTGGAAGTCCTCAATCAGACGATTACTGTACCAGTCGTCGCATGACTGGATGACGGAAAGCGCCTTGGTGTTTACGGTGTACCCTTTTTTCTGCAGAAAGTTTGTTACACAATTTTCCATACTCTTCTCCTTATCTCTTCAAGTCTATGTATTCCACAAAATCCAGCCACGTATAGCAGAAGCTGTCCCACCTGTCGTTTACATTTCCTATGTTCTTGTCCTCCGGCTGATCTGGCTTCTTTTCGTCCCACCGGAGGGAAGCTATCGCCCTTCGTGTCTGCGTGCAGCGTCTGTTGATTTTCAGACGTCCGCTATTTAAAAGCATGTCCACTGTCTTTGGTCGCTCTGATATTTCATTTTTTCGGCAGCCCTTGATGTTCTGATACGGTAGCCCGGCATCCTTGGCAGCACTTCGCAGGCTGTTAATCATTGTCGTGCTGGCACTGTCCGGGAACACCCAGTCCACACGCCCATATTTTTGAATGCTCTCCCTATAGAACTCCACGAACTTATCACATATCTTCTTACTGTCGATGTCATCCGATAACGGCAATCCGTCCTCTTCCAGTGCTTTGAAGTCATGATACCTGTTCTGGTAGCCGGTAAGATTGTAGGTTGTCATAGATCCGTTGCCGCCAAAGTCAATACCCATTACAATTTTGAAGAATGGAACCTTAAGATTTCCCTCATTGTCGAAGATATCCGCATCATCGAACAAATACGGAGAGTCGTCCTCGGCAAAATACCGAAAGATGATGCCGGATGCCAGCACCCACAGCCCCGAGATAAACCGGTCATAGAACACGCCCTTATACATGCGTTCGTACCTCTCGATAATCTTCACCGCAAGGCTTGGATTGTCTCGCATGGTAAAATGTATGCGTATCATGTTCTTTTCTGTTATTTTGTCAATCCATTCCACCTTGATATAGTGGTCGGGACCTTCCGGGTTGCAGTTGAACCAGTACTTGGAACCATCCACAGAGCATCGACCGGTTGCCTGATTTACGAAGGACTCCGGCATAAGCGCTACTTCATCAAAAAACACACCTGCCAGTGTGATACCCTGTATTAAATCTTGGGAGCCCTCGTCTTTGCCGCCAAACAGATAGAATGTGTTTTCCTTGGCTCCCATACGGATAACCATGTAATTTTCTGACCTATGTTCCTCCACCCGGTATCCTCGGGACAGAAGCATAAGTTTAAGCTGCCCTATCACATTACGGCGTAGGGACTGGATTGTCTTGCCGCATATAGCAAAATTCTGTCCGTCAAATGTTTCCATTGCCCACATCACATAAGACAATGACATGACGGTAGTCTTACCGGAACGAATAGAGCCGTCACATATAATGCCGTCCTTATCCTCATAGGGGCTCCCGGGCATCCACCATTCCAGCACCATTCTCTGCTTGCGGCTAAAGCGGGTAAATTTGAACAATGCCTTACGTTTCAACAATATCCTCTCCCTCAAATGTGGCGGCCACATCTCCCTGTAATGCTTCCATGAAACCATCTGACTCGTACTCTGTGGCTTCTCCGCCCTCTTTTTCTGCTTTTCGGCGGTCAATTTCCGCCTGGTACTTCTTGCTGTCCATATCCACAGGCAGCGCATACAGTTCCTTGATATTCTTTAGGGCACTGGTGACCTGTGAAAGGCCCAGCCTGTCCACTGGTCCATTCTCCGTCCGAACGGTCTCCTTTTCGTCCACTACTTCCCTAGTTGGCTTTCCAATAGCCAAATTGTCTTTATACTCCACCGTTCTGACTTTCCTTTTATCTCTCACAACATACTGTTCAAGCTCACTAAGCGCCTGTTCAGCTTTATCCGTTGCCATATCAGCAATCTGTAGTAGCCGGGCAATGCGTTCTGCGTCTTTATCGGAAGATTTCTCCAGTGCTTTTTTCTTTGTATCCTCTTTGTACTCTCTTCTTTTATCTGACCATTTGCCTTTTGCAGACTGATCCATAACTGTCTGAATCGGAATTGAATATTTCTTTGCCAAGTCCTCTAAACTGCAAGGCTTTCTGCTTATGTCTGTCACATACTCATGCTCTATAGCCACCCATGAGATTGATTCCGAACGTTCGCTTTTCCTGTTCGCGTCACATTCCGAACGTTCGCCATCCCAATTGTGGGTACTCTTCCACCGTCTTACCGTCCCCGGAGGTACATTCAGCCCGACGGCAATGTCTACCAGCTTCATGCCCTGCTTATACATCTCATATGCCTTATCACTTAATGGATTTTTCTTTGCTGCCACTGGCTACCTCCTTTCTGGCAAAATAAAAAGAGCCGGTACACGGATTTCTCCGCATATCGGCTCTTAGGCGCTTGACAAATATATCTCTTTCAAATGTCACATTTGTTATTCTCACTTATTTTTTTATTTATTTTTTCACGAAGCATTTCCAATTCTTGCTTATTAGAAATTGGTCTTGCATCGCTCCACTGTTTTTCTATAGTTTCCTTGAAAAACATATACCAGTCACGACTCAAAAAAGAATCAACTATAATATTAGGTTCATTTTCTGGCTTAGTGCACTTATACTGATAAAAAGATGCTTTTAATTCTTTTCCAACCTTATTTTTATTTTGTGCTAATACTTCCCTCTCGAAGATATCATACGCAACAAACGATGTCGATATAGCAGAATTTATCACTCTTAGTTGGAACTTTCCAGTTTCAATATAATCATATAAATTCTCGATTTCATCAATACAATTCAAAGTAACAATCTGTTTATGGAATATATCATTTACCCTCTTTGCAAATGTCACAGCATCCAGATCTGCACCATGATATAATTTTGTATTTTCTACAACCGAATCCGTATCGGAAATTAAAACATATATACTTTTTCCTTCTCTCAAAAATTCTTCTATAATTGATTTGTTTTTTTCAAAAAATCCATTTAAAGCCATCCCAGAAACATAAAATTGGCTCTTAGTTTTTTCAAAAAAATCACTAAGATTAAAATCATGCACTCGAAATAATGCACCCTTAGATATTTCGAATCTAACTCCCAAGTTATTCAGCTTTCTTTGCGTTATACTGTCCTTGATGTTTAATGAAACCAATTCTCCTATTAAAAGCAACAGTAATCCTATTATAATGCCCAATTGATTCTCCTGGCAAATATCAAAGACCGCCCCAATTATCAATGACACTAAGCAAATAACTACTTGGATTAATCCGTTATATTTTTCAAAAAACTCCTCAAAATTTATCTTAAATTTTTTCATAATACTATCGCTTCTCTCTTTTGTAATATATGTAATATAGAAATTATATCATACCAACCATCAATATTCAATTATCAAGGTACTGAAAATCAATCGACAAATTACCTTATTATCTCATGTAAGCAGGATTTTCACCCTTTCTTCTCCTTAATTCTGCTTTTAACTGTGATGTACTGTACTGCATCAAGGGGTTTTCCCTAAGCTCATCCTCTTCCTGCTGACGCATCCGCATTTCCTCTTTCAAAAGCTGCTCGTAATTGTTAAACATATCTCACACCTCCCCCGGCTTCTCGCACCGCTCAAATTCAATAACCCACACCCACGGGCTTGCATCCCAGCCGTAACGGTCAAGGTCGGATTTCTTGATGGTGCTGTTCCAGACTTCTGTAAATTCATCAATTTCGCTATAGCCTTCATCTATACAGGTATCGCATCCAAATGCAGCATTACATCCTCTGCAATTTGATGGATATATGCCTTCTGCAACACATCCATCATTTGTAATCTCCTGCAGCCGCTCTACTCGTACATCCGTAACTTTAAGCCAGATACGTGCAGCTTCTTTCGGCATGTGGATGGAAGGGTGCCATCTTGCATCTCCATATATTTCATCTGTTGCCCGGTACATATAACAGCCATAGCTTTTATTCAAGACGTTCTGTTGTGGTTCTTGGTAACAATTTCCATGTTCGTCTCCCTCGCAACAACAACAATCAAAATGTTCCCATGTTTCCCGTACATACAAGATATCGTCCGGCTGATACTGCGGCTTTGCATATTGAATAGAACCGCCGTATTCATCAATGCCAAATCCAAAGCATCCTACCTCTTTCTTTTCTGTACTGTCGGTAACAAAACCGAGCGGGTATGTATGCTTTTCATCTGGTTGGGGTTTTACCAGCCGCCGGGTGCAGGTCTTCCGTCCGTCCAGAATTGCCCGAACCATCTCGGTGTTGAATAAAATCGGCTTAATTGCCATCCGTTTCACCTACTTTCTCAAAATAGAACTTTATCGGTTCTCTGTTTTCCTGCACCATACCGAATCTGACTGCGATATTGTATGTACAAACATCTCTTTTCAGCCTGTCCGGTATCTTCTGCAACTGCTTTCGAAAGTCTTCCAGTTCCATCGTTGACTTATACCGATTACACGAGCCACAGGACGGCATGAGGTTCTTGATATCATGCACATCAATCCCGGTAAATTCTTCTTCGTACTCGTAGTGTTTAAGGCAATGCAAATGGTCTACATTAAAACCTTTCTCCGGTATTTCGCATCCGCAGTAAGCGCAGTGACCGTTGTATTTCTCGTACACCAGTTTTCTAACAGATTTAGAAATCGGTTTTCGCATCTACTCCACCGCCTTTCTTCTCGTTTCGCCTAAAATGCTTTGAGATAATATGTCCTTTTTCAATGCATCCGCATCAATCAGTCTTCCCATTGTCTGCCCTCCTGTTTTTTATCTCCAAACAACACGCTCTCTACCGTCTCCGGTTCTTTTCCTTCACACACGTTGCAAATCCACCGCCGGTTCTTTCCCGGAGGGTCTATTGGTCTAAATGTTCTCCCGGTTTCTATGCTGTTTCCACATTTATAACATTTCATTCTTCATTCCTCCAATCTAACTTCTGACCGCAATTCTTACAGTATTTGGGCTTTATGTCCAGCGGTGTCTCACAGCATAAATTTGCCCTACAATTCGGACATAGCTCATATGGTTTTCCGTTTATTCCGTTCCACTCATGCCATTCGCCATTTTTGTCGTAACAGCCTTGGTGTAATGCTCTTTTTGCTGTCTGCTTCTCCACAGCCGCCCGGCATTCTTCCGGTGTGCCGATTGCTTCATATGCTACGCATTCATCTATGACCTGTCCAATGGTTCCGTGACGTTTGGCAATGTTCATATATCTCTTTCCTCGTATCAGTTCTTCTACTGTGCCGATTGCACGATAGGCTTCCCAGTCCGCCGCTTCCTGATATGTGAGGATTTTTGCATTCATTGGATGTGGGCTGTCCGGCTCCACAAGTATTCGTTCAAGTTCATCCACGCACATTTTCAGCGAAAGAGAACCGCCGAACATATCCGAAAGACGTTTTTCTAAGGCTTGGTACTGCTGCGCCTCTTCCAGTGCCTTAATTGCCATTGCATAAGCATTTTCAAAAGATTCCCCCCATGATGTATCACATGGAATTGCTTTTCCAAGTTCATTACAATCATATTTTAATTCTTCAATCGCTTCATTCTCTGTCATAGCTACTCTCCATTTCTTTCAGCTTGGCTTCGGCTTCCTCTTTTGTTAAAAACCAAGTATCATTAAATTCTTCAAGTGCAATAATTTCATGGCAATCTGGGTCGATATAAATTTCAAAGCAAAAGCAATCAATATCATCCGCTTCCGAAATCCCTGTTATACTTGCTTCCTCAATTCCATAAGGTTTTATGATATAGATGTTGTCTCCCACCTTACACGGCAACCGCAGGAGCAATCCCTGTTCCTCGGCATCCTCATAATCTTTTAATTTGAAATATACTTTCAGCCAGTATTCTGCATTATTTACAAGCGTTGGTATTTCTTTATCGCTATTTGTTAATCTTTCCATCCTACACCTCCAACAGTTCCGGGTTATCAAAACAGTTACCAAGAATCTCAATTTCATCACAACACGGCAGATATTCAAAGTTTGATTCGTAATTTTCTTTGCCATTTGTAGCTTTGAAATCTAATTCCGATTCATCCCATACCACCTGATAAATATGTTCATTTCCGTCATAAACAGTCCTAACAATATCATTCTCCCAAATCAGATTGCCGTTCTTATCCTGAAGTCCGGTACACCAACAAATTGTGGATGGATCAATTTCCAGAGCATATAAATCTGATGCGTAACTAGGGACGATATAGTATTTTTCTCTTCCGGTAAATCCATATCGTACCAAACCGCCAATAACCCATCCTCCGTTATCAGTTCGTTTTGCTTTGCATAAATATCTATCTTCCATGCTTTTATCTCCCTCCTAAGAACGTGTTCATCATCCTGTCTTTCCAGTGCGGCTCTTCCGGTAGTCTTTCTTCTACCGGTATCCATTTCTGCTCCATGTTATTTTCCTCCTATCCTTTCTCTTGTTTTTTGCCATCGGATTGATTTTCAGCCGTACCTCATCCCATTCTTTCCACAGCCAAAGGGGGATGCCTTTCTTGGGGTCCTCCAGTTCCTGCTCATGCAGGGGCTCGATATGGTAAATCTTGTGGTATCGTGCCCCTGTCACGCACAGATGCCTGGCGCTGCTTATGGATATGCCGAAAAACTCCGCTATTTCTTTAGCCGTCAATATCCGATATGGCTTTTGGTTCTTTAATAGCTGGTACTTCGTTTCTTCCATGTGCTTCTCCTTACATGCCCGTCATAACACTTCCAACCGTCTGCGTCAGCGGGTCAACCGGCATTTCCATTACTACTCCGGCTTCCTCGTACAATGCCCGTATCCATGTATGTACCTCGTTCTTGTCCGTCTGGTACCGCAACAGCAGCTCTTGCATATATTCTTCTACACGGGTAAGCCGTTCTTTGCCGAAGCCATATTCCTCCGCCAGTGCCGTGAAAAAGAAAAGCATATATCGTGTTGCCTGTTCATTGATGGTGTTCTGCGGTGCAATCTGCTTCTTGTCCAGCCAGTACTTATAGGTGCCCTTTCGTGCCGTAATGTCCTTTTCGGTGTATTCCTGCCACTCTACCGTCCATCCTGCCTTATCGAACAGTTTCTTGCTTATTTCCTTAAGGTCAACATTCCCTTTCTGCCATTCAGCTTCCATGTCATTTACCCTGTTGGCTACACATGAGATACGTTTTCCCTTAAATCCTTCTTTTCGCATAATCACAAAGGAACACATAATTCCCATTGCCGTCCAAGGCGCCCGTTCTGCCATACGGCTTTCTCTCGCTATCATGTTGCATTGCGCAATGATTTCTCTTGGTGTTAAATGTCTTTTTCCCATATCTTTCTCCTATGCAAACCGGAGCTGCCCTGTCTGCTCTGCTGCTATTCTCATGTTCGGTGTCCGCTTCGCCACACATAAATCTGGCAAATTGGCACGTACCAGTGCCGCCGGAATGGGCGGACAAACGGCATTGCCGCATCTACGGACTTGCTCACTACGTGGATAGGTCTTGCCGGTATAGTCGTGGTCGATTATGTAATCCTCAGGGAACCCTTGGCATCCGTACAGTTCCCGTGGCTCCAGCATACGCAATCCAATATCCACTATCTGGTAATCTACACCCTTTATCGTTACCAATCCGAAACGGTCTTTCGTGGTTACCGTATCCAGCGGATCTTTTATATCCTGGCCCGTGGCATCTCCGTAATATTTAATCATAAATGCTCTGACCTCTCCAAAATGTCCAGCGGACGTTGTTACCGTGTGAAGTGGTTCCCTTTCGTCCTGTCCTATTCCAGTCTTATAGAATTTACTCAAAAACGATGTAACAAGTCCGTATCTGTTGGAACCGTCTACCGTCATTATTGGGTCTTCTATCGTCTGCCCTCTGACTTCATCCTTAGATGTTTCAGAATGATACTGGATGATCGTTTGCGCCTGCATGTCCATTCTTTCATTCTGTATTACAAATGGGTCCTTGCATTCAATGACAAACTTTTTCAGTCCTCTGGCAATCCGCTCCATTGTCTTAGGCGCCAACGGTCGCACCGCCCGGATACCGTATTTCTCCTTGATTTCCTCGGATGTATCAAAAATGCTCGGACAAGGGAGTGAAAAATCCAACTGTGTATATGCTCCAACATATGGTTTGAGCAATCCTGCCTTTACCTCTTCACTGTCTGCTGGCGCATGTGTCGGCTCCGGCCAGACTATCGGCTTGCCGTCACATCGGGCAATCATGAAAAATCTCTTTCGCATGGTAGGCGCACCGTAGTCAGCGGCAGTCAGCTCCTTGAACTGCACTTCGTATCCTAAATCTGTGAGCTGCTGAACAAACTTCTCAAAGGTCATTCCCTGCTTTGCCTTAATCGGATGATGTCCCCGGTTCAATGGTCCCCAGGTCTTAAACTCTTCCACGTTCTCCAACATGATTACTCTGGGTCGGACAAGTCCTGCCCACCTACACGCAACCCACGCAAGACCACGGATAAACTTGTCCTTAGGCTTACCGCCTTTTGCTTTGGAAAAGTGTTTGCAGTCCGGTGAGAACCAGGCAAGGCCTACTGGATGCCCGTTGCATGCTTTTACCGGGTCTACCTGCCATACATCCTCGCAGTAGTGCTTTGTGTTCGGGTGATTTGCCTTATGCATTTTGATTGCTTCCGGGTCATGGTTTATCGCAATATCCACACTGTAGCCAGTTGCCAACTCTATCCCGGTGGATGCGCCACCGCCGCCGGCGAAGTTATCCACTATCAGCTCTCCGTTTATCATGGCGTCACCCCGCTTTCTCTTTTAAGGTAATCCATATATCCCATAGACTGTTTCAATACATATATTGAAATTACATTTGTAAGCCGTTCTACAAATTCCGGGGAACCATGATAATCCTCATAGGCTTTTTCAACCACTTCCTTAATCTGCGTGTACTGTGCCTTTCCCTGACTGTTAATCCATCCAGTTAAATCTTTTACTACGCCTTTCTTTATTTGCGACTGTAGATATTCTGTCATGGTAATTTGCCCTTGACATTCATAATCAAATTTGTCTAAATCACTCATTCTCTGAAAAGGAGCCCGATATATCGTTACCCCGGCCGGAGGCTCAACTCCTTTCTTTTTTAATGAATTTAAGAATTTCCATAATTAAATTCGCTATTAAGTTGGCTATTATGTTTGTTATTACGCTCAAGATAATCTTTTCCATCATATTGATATCCTCCTGTTTTGTTTTTTCAATGTTAATATGATAGAAAAAATTTTTTCAGAGTGTACTTTTTGTATTTTTTTACATATTTTTCAAATCCATCTCAATCTGTACTGCCGGCACATCTTCCCAACCTACACCGATATAGTCAAGAACCTTGCCCCATCCATATTGTTCGCCGGTCTGTTCATTTTTGATGCATTTATACATCCAAAATGCCCATTCCATAGGATTATCCTCTCGGAGACGGTCAAATCTGTGTGGTCTTTCTTCCAGATGGATGCCAAAACCGCACATGGAGCATCCGGTTCTCTGCGCTCTGGTGGTAATATAATCACCATTCTCATGCTGCTTAATATCACCGTAGGCAGTCGGTACAATGGTTTCCAGTGGTTCATACGGAATGGTATTTCCGTCCTTATCCTTGGAGTACGGCTGCTTGTAATACAGTTCCTCGAATACCTCTATATGCTCGTGATACCACTTGTCCATCTCCAAGGCTAACCGCAGTATGTCATTTCTCGTAAATATTGCGAAGGGGGCAGACCGCATAACCGTCTTGCCGTAGTAATTACAGCCATGCTCTACCAGTGCCTCTTCTCTCTGCCCGCCCTCGGATGCCATCATGCCAAGGTAGGGAAAGCTGTTATGCTCCTTTGCCCAGTCATCGCAGGGCTTCTCTTTCAGCCAGTAGCAGCAGTCGTTTGATACCAGAAAATCAGGATGCTTGTAATTGACTCCCTCATTTTCATTCTCATAACCGCCGAACAGCTTAAGCCATTTCTGTGGCAGTTTCATGCGGCTGTTCTTGGCAAAATGCCCCTGCTCTCCACATTCGCCGGTGATAATGGCATGCCGGACAGTTTTATTGTCCTCGGTGGGATGTTGCAGCATATCAATCTTTCCGGCTATCCTTTTGCTGATAACAGGAAATCCGCACTCATTCAGCACCTCAACCTTTGTCTTGTAAGACTTCACCAGTTCAATCCCTAAAGCCTTGTGTACTTTCTGATTGCCCTTATCCTCTACTGCCGATACAGATATGGCAGGAACATGAATGCCGATACTGTGCAACCAGATAAACAATGTGATGCTGTCCAATCCGCCAACAGATACATGGCATCCTTTTCCCCTCTTTTGCATTTCCTCGTAGAACTCATATGCCTTTCCCTTTTGCCGTTCCAGCTTCTCCTCATATGGCAGTTCCTGAAGCTCCGTGAAGTTCCTCTTCATGTCCTGCTTAGCTTTTCGCCAGGCATTCTGCACGACATCTGGCGCCACATCCTCTATGCCGGTAACCTCTTCTTCCTGTTCAAACAATGATAATTGTCTCATTTTCCCAGTAACCTCTTTTCCAGTTCCTCGTAGTCAAGGACTCGTTATTCCTTTCCGCTTTCTAAAAGCTTTTGGTTTGAAATCTTGTCAATTAAGGCTCTCACATCCGGCGGAGTCTTGGCGGCTTCGTTTTTCCGCCGTACTTCCGCTTCATACGTGCGAATGAAGTTCGACTGGATAACCGTCTCTATGGATTTACTGTCAGACTGTGCCCAATGTCTAAGATTGTCCGGACTCCCGACAGCCCTTTTTACGGTCATCGGAAGCTTCTCGAATTCCTGTTCTGCGCCGTAACATCCATTTCTTAAAGCCTTGGATACAAGTCCCCATGCCGTCATGCTGTTTAATTCCGGCGGCGCCGTTACAGTATTGATTTTGTCAATCAACTGCCCGATTGCCGGTGCAAAGCCGCTGGTGTCCGAAGCTATGTATATCTTCAAAGCGGCTTCAACGACCTCTTTCTCGTAGTCTTTCAACATCATGTACCAGGTATTAACGGCAACCGTCTTGTCCTGTGGCTTGTAGTTCGGGTATGCCGCCTGTATCACCATCAGCATTTCCTTTATCTCGTCCCGCGTCATTAGGCATCCCTCCATTCATCAAAAACTGTCTTAGGGCTGCTGCCGGCATCTTTCAAGGCATATACATCCTGCCAGCAATGGTCCGTAGACTGGTTGATAATCTTAATAGCCAAATCATCATCCCCACCGGAAAGCTTTTCAATTCTGTTAATCATTCTTGTAATCGCCTGCTGCGTAGAAATCGGTTTCTTGATGTTCTTTCGCATCGTCAGGAATTCCTGAAAGGCATTTTCCAACTCCACATTGTCAAAATGCACTGCGGGGGATATAGGGGGATTATTCTGTTTTGGTTTCTGTTTTGGTTTTAGTTTATGTTTATTAATAGGTTCACTTTGTGGTTCAGATTGCGGTTCACACTGTGGTTCATACTGTGGTTCATACTGTGGTTCAAATTCATGCCTATTTTGAACCACAAGGCTTTTTATGTGGTACTGTGCCGACTGGTTTCCGCCCCTTGGCTTCCAGTCAATAAATCCGTCCGTGGCAAGCTTATTTCTCGCCCGTTTCAGCGCTGATGCATTTAATCCAGACCGAAGTCCAAGGACTGATGAAGCTACCGTAAACGTATCTGGCCACCCTGCTTTATTCGCTATGGACATAAGCGCATGCCATAAGGCGATTACAGTGTTGGGCTGCGGGTTTAGTTCGAGCTTATCGTAAAATGCTTTTAATTCAGCTAAATAGTTCATTCCATCAATCTCCCGTGTATGTAATCCTCATAAAGTGCCTTTGCTACCACAATATTTCTGAACACAGATACGGCTCTCTTGGTTTCCTGCCGTATGTACCGCTGCAAGTCCTGTAAATCATTACGTGATGGGCGGTAATACCATTGTCCGTTTGACAGATTTAATATGGTGTAATCTCTTCTTGCCTGCTCTATCAGCTTTCTCATTGCCCTGTCTTTTCCAAACAGTGTATTTTTTACAAGGCCATTTTTCACACACAGAGCAACCAACATCTGGCGGGAAATGGCATTCTCCCGTCCTACCGGTATCAAATCGGCAATCGTAATATCCGGCGCCCTATTAGGGCTGCAAGTCGGAATATATACATAAAACTTCTGCTGTTCTGCCTGTCCTGTCATTCTTCTCCTTTCCGCCCATGCCCCAGACGGAGGCACAGGCACATTACATGGCATGGCATGTCGTGACACATTATTCCATGAGGTAATGTAAACAGGGTTTACGGTTTCTTAAGGTGTTTCAACCTATTGTCTGTCACCATAAAGCTTCATCCAATCTTCCAGCCTCATGGTAACCAGCCATTCACACTCGTTCTTGCGGTGGAATACAGCAGGCTTTTCGTCATTCTTGGCATCTCTGACCGCCTGTGCTATCGCTGAGTATATTTCCAGCCGCTCCCTGCGCTTAACTTCAATATGAATGTTCGGAAGTCCTACCACATCGGCATCCCCGTTTGCGCCGGAGTACTGCTGCCCGCGCCTACACGGATAACCATATTCTCTTAATATTTTGGCAAGCTCCCTTTCGCCTTTGGCTCCTTTGCTTCTGCTGTTAATGCTCATAGCCAGCTCCTCCCAAATTTGTTAATAAATTCATCCCTGGTACCGTGCTTTGCTTCAAAATCCCGCTGGCACTCCTGCTTAAGGTGCAGGTCAAGCACTGTCCGGGCATATTCCGTGGCATACACTCCATTCGGGTGCAAATCCGGGCGGAGCGGAATAACGTAGCCGTATTTTTCGCATAGCTCCTTTTTCTCCCCGCCCATGCCGTAGAAGATGTGATGCCGTTCTACCACGTTGCTGCCGGTGTAAAAACAATGGTCCATATCCTCCGTGAAGATGCTCCACAGCCGTTTCATACGCCCCACCTTGCTTTCATCTCTGCCAGCTCCGCAGGCGTCATGGTCTCAATTCCCAGTTCCTTTGCTTCCATCACGGTGCCGTCTATCAATAAGGACATCTCTTTTGTGTCGTATGTGTGGGAGCCACGGTAGATCCTGTAAAAGGTAGCCTTCCCATCATATCTGATAGGGATAGCATGCAGGGTTTCCTGCTCCCACATGAATTCCTCCGGGGCATTTGTTTTGTAAATCATCGGTGCCCCATCCGGGAGAAGCTGCGGTTGTCCGTATCTGCATATCAGCATGTTCTTGGCTTTTGCCTTGGAAATCGTCAACACTTCTGCAATCTTACCAACCAGAACATGGAAATAGGCATTGGCATCCAGTGACCGCTTTTTCCGGTGCTTTACCGCCTTGATGTCCAAAATCTCAATGTCCTTAATCTTGTCATAATTCTGCTTTACCGCTGCCGGTTCGTTGCAGGTGAAGGTCACCGCATACCGCCCAGTCTGCCAGTCCACGTTGATGCCGGCTATCTTTCCCGTAAATTCCATCAGCTATCCTTTCTATCCAACGTCTTCATAAGGGCATTCAGACAGCTTTTAATCTGCAGGTCTGACATGGCATCAATGGTCTGCACCTTGTACCGCTCCAATATGGCATCCAGCGGCACGCCGGTGCGGTTGCACTGGGCAATGATGCCTCTGACACGTTCCGGGTATGCCTGCGCATTCATCTTGCCGTTTGCCATTGTCAGTGGTTCCGCAGTCTGCGTCTGGGACTGGGCGGGTGCTGTATATTTGGTCTTATCTGCGTTCCAGTAAACGTCAGCACCTACACCAAGCATCTTGCAGGCTACTGATATGGCATCCGTTACCGCCATCTTGTAGGCTTCATCTGATACGTGGATGCCGTTTTTCTCTTTCTCGGCAAACATGTTTCCGCCGGTTCCGAATATCGGCTGCGACCATTCACCATCCACCTTGATGTAAAGCTCAATATCCACAAAGGCCGCTATTTCATCCCCATAGGTTTCCAGCCGCTTATCCGTGACCTTGATGTACCAGCCTACACCGCAGGGACCGAACTGCTCGGTGAGTTTCTTGATACGCCACATGGGGTTAATGTCCGTTTTTCCATTAAGCCTGCCGCCCTGGATCTTGCGCTTGGCATCTTCCGGCACGGCACGCACGTTGTTGTATATATCCAGATTTCCCATATCACATCAGCTCCCATTCAATTCCTACACTGTCCATGTACGTTTCCAGCTTTTCCTTAGCATCCTTAGTCAGCTCAATTCGGTATTCATACAAATCGGCATCTCCGGCATCCACGTTGGGCGTGAGGCTCTCAATAACAGCCTGCTCCGCTTCTGCTCTGGCTTTTTCAATAGCTGCAGCCTTTTCTTCCTCAATTCTACGAAGCGCCGCCTCTTTCTCCTCTTCTGCTTTACGAATGGCAGCTTCCTGCTCTTCCTTAATTCTGCGCTGTTCTTCCAGTCGCTCTCTTTCCTCTCTGCGGATGCGTTCCTCTTCTTCCTTTTTCCTGCGTTCCTGCTCCCGGGCAATGATTTCCTGTCGCTGCTTCTCGTAGTTGGTAAGGTATGTCATGGCTTCCGGCAGGCTAAGATTTTCTTTGTAGATTTCCAGTGCCTTTTCTTCTGCTTTGGACTGCATTCCCCGGATGGTAGCAATGGCAGAACGGGTTGCTTCTGCCAGGTTACTGATCTCCGCCACAATGTCCTTTTCTTTCATGGTGGCATTCTCCCATTTGGGGTTGTAAATCTTCTGCAGTGGAATATAGGCTTCCAGTCCGCCGGCATGCATCTGGTACAGTTCTGCAATCTTCACCTGCTTCTCTGCCTTGCGCTTTTCCTCGAATGCCTTGATCTGATCATCTATCAGATTGATAGGCTCGTCATACAGGGCAATCAATTCCTTGGCCTTGCCCTCAAATTCAAGATACGGCTGCATGTATGCCGTCTTTACTTCTTTCACGCGGTCGGAAAACTCCTTCTTTTCCTTGCGCAGATTTGCCAGCTCTGCCTTGGCAAATGTCTTGCTTTCCTCGGTGAATACCGCACCCTTGTAGTCCTGCAGCCGCTCCTGCAGTCTCTTTTTCACACTCTCGAAATCACAGTTAATTGCTCCTGCCGTCTGTGTTACCGCTACCATATTTTCCATTTGAATAATCCTCTCTTTCTGCCTGTTCATAGGCTTGTCTGTGTTTCTGATACATGTTCAGATGCCGGGGAGTGTATTCCACATCTCCCCAGTCGCTTTTTACCTTGGTTCCTTCCATACAGCTCCTTACTGGACCAGGACAAGCTGACCGTCAGCCTGTTCCTTTAGGTACCGTTTTCTAAGTTCTATGTACTCGTCCAACTTCCTGCTCCGCCGTTCCTCCGCCGCCCGGCAATCGTCACATATGCCGCCTACGATGTCTCCGGGGTCACACAGGCAGTGGCAGACTCTACATTCCACCATTGCCATCCCCCTTATCGATGTCCTCAAATACATTGGCGCACAGTAAACGCATTGTTTTTTTCTGAGCTTCTATATCTCCCGGATGTATGTTTTGTAATACCTTGAGCGTCATTGTCTCTAAACCGACCAGTAATGCTGCTGGATGTCCCTTCATACTGATTTTTTCATTTGCAGTGCCAGCCTTTCGTTCATATGAAAAAATAGTTTCTGTATAAGTTGCTGCCATAAGTGTTGCTAAAATGTTGTCCATTGATTGACTTACCTTTCCTTTCCTGCTAAAATAAGCATAAAAATAACATTACGTGTTGTTTTGACCCTGTTCAGCTTCCCGGCATGCAGGGTCTTTTTCATTATTCTGTTTTTCTTTCCATTCTTCGGTGCCGACTATGAGTCCGGCTTCTTCCCATGACATGTATTCCATATCTGCCTCCTGCTTCTGCTCTGGCGCATATCCCGCTTACCAGTGCAATGATGATTAAGACGGTACTGGTGCAGTAGCCTGTCCCACATTCTATGGCTCCGGCTATGCCGGCAACCCCGACCAGACCACTTACAAAGCTGACACCGGATAAAATCTTGTGCATCTGCACGGCTTGTCCTCCTTTCTTGTATTCTCCTGCGCCCTCCATGCGACACGCAGACAAATGGGCTATCTGCGCATCACTATCTACAATCTATAGAGGAAAGAAAAAATATCGCGGCCTGTATGCCGCATGGAAGGTACAGGGTGTTGCTTTGGTATCAGCTTATAGGCTGCTTTGTCTTTTCCATATTCAGCCGCTCCGCAGCCTTAAGGAACCGGCTTGCCGCAGCCTTAAGCTGCTGATGTCTCCGTGTTCTCTCTTCATCAGTAAGGTCGGGGAAATGAACGATGCTTTCCCCGTTTTTGAATTGAAGGACTTCTGTCCGTGAATAGGTTGTCATTTTCCACCACCCTCTCTTTTTTTGATGATATGTTCTTACCGATTGTCCAGATTACGTTGTTATTTGCCTTTCTTGTTCTGATTACTTGAATTTCTCCTTCTAAAATAGTAAGGTTATATCAGCCCCTCATATTGAAAGGCTTTCAAAGGAAAATCTCGCCTTTGGAAGGAGGTGGCTTACATGAGTTCTCTTTCTGAGAAAGCTTTAGAGATACTTCAAGCATCTGGAAAAACCAAATTTACAACTTTGGACCTTATTACAAATGGTTTTTCCGTAGAAACAGCCAATGCTGCCATTAAAGAGCTTGAAGATGCTGATTACATATTCATTATCAAAACCTATATCAATGAGAACGTTGCTTTTGAATTACTGTAATCAGTGGGATAACCCTGGGTGTTGGTAGCACTTGGGGTTATTTCTTTTCAAATACCTCAATTCCTCCTTCTCGCTTATGGCTCCAAAAATTGTAACTGGCACATGCAATCCTTTTATCCAGCTCCATTCTGACCTTGAAATCCTTTCCGCCTTCACAGGACACTGAAAAAAAATCACAGCCCTCTGCAAAATCAATTCCATTCAGGCGGAACACCTTCTTTTCTACATCCACTTCCAGTGTTTTAATTTCCTGCGGAATTCCAGCAAGAATTTCTTCAAATTTCTTCATCCTCTATCCCTCCTTTCTTGTTATGATTACTTGAATTTCAACAACTTCTATACAATCATGCTTTCTTATCTCGATATATTGCACTTTTCATATTGACACATGAACATATGTTTTGTATAATGTGTAAAGAACGTTTGTTTGTATTTTATATGAAAGGAGGAATTTCTATGTCCGCATATATGATTACCTATGACCTAAATGCTACCGGTCAGAAATATGATGAAGTAATTCAAGCCATAAAAGATTCATCAACCGGAGCTTGGTGTTCTTTTTGGAAATCATCTTTTCTTATCAAATCATATCTTTCTGCTAATGCAATTTCTAATAAGATAACACCTCATTTAGACCAAAACGACAGAATGATAATTGTTGAAGTCAAGCCCAATAATTATCAGGGATGGTTGAGTAATGATAATTGGGAATATATTAAAGACAATATTTTCAATTAGGTCGATTGCACTTCATGCTATTTCCAAAATGCTTTCCGTTACTATCCTCAGGCGTAAAGGAACTAACCTCCAACCTAATTCCCTCAGAAGCCAGCTCATCCACCAATGCGCTGGCTTCTTTCAGCAGTTCTATGAGATGTACTACCTTGCTTTCTGCTTCTGCCATGTCACAGTGCACATCCAAATTAACTACGTTCTTATCCACTCTACTTATCTCCTTTCTTATACAGTTCATTTACATCCACTCCAAGAGCCATTGCTATGTTTGGAATATATTCCGCCAGTATAAATTTTCTCTCATTCAACATTGAGCTAAAAAGTCTTGGCGTAAATCCTGCTTTTTCAGCAACTGCACACTGCTTAAGACCTTTGTCTTTTATGATGTGTCTAATATTACTTATAATTATTTGGTTATTACTCACTTGGTGTTTTTTCTCCTTTCTACAAGTTTCTTGGTGCTAATGCTATGTTACTATTAGTTTCTTGGTTTGTCAATACTTTTTCTACAAGTTTTTTGGTTTTTTATATTGACCTATCAAGATATAAATAGTATTATTCAATTAAAGATACTTAGGAGGTAGATATATGGGGTTTGCAAACAGATTAAAAGAACGCAGAGAACAATTAGGTCTAACTCAAGGAGAAGTTGCTCTATTATTGGGTATAACCCCTGGTGCTGTCGGTAATTACGAAAATGGTGTAAGCACACCAAAGGCGGATATTTTATTTAAGGTATTTGATGCATTAAAATGTGATGCAAATTATTTATTTCAAGATGAAATGAAAACTTTATCTGCAAAAGATACTGTTACTCCATTCGAGATGGAACATCTTGTAAAAAAATATCGTGAACTTGATACACATGGCAAAGAAATGGTTGATTTCACTTTAGAAAAAGAATATGAACGTTCCGTTGCAGAAAATAAAAAAGCAACAGGTATTATTTCCTATAATTATGAAGTCAAAGCAGCTCATAATGATTATGAAAATGAACCTGAAGAACAAGATAAGATGAATGCCGACCTAAATACTCTTAAAAGACCGGAATAACGGACATATTACATAGTAATGTGATAGAGGGTGATACATTTGACATACGACAATTTATTAGATGAAGCTGATAAAGAGAACATATATGTTATAGAGAATGCAAAATTTCAATCCAAGGCAAGCGGTCTTATCAACAATGATGTAATCGGTATAAATAAGAATGTCCGTTCCTCAACACAACGAACTTGCATCCTTGCCGAAGAATTAGGGCATTACTACACATCTTCCGGCAACATTTTAGACCAATCTTCTGCTGCTAACCGCAAGCAGGAACGTACTGCCCGGGTTTGGGCTTATAACCGGCTCATCGGACTATCTGGAATTGTTGATAGTTATAAAGCCGGGTGCCGAAATCTATATGAAATTGCGGAACATTTAGAGGTCACAGAAATATTTTTGTCTGACGCTCTTGCTTGCTACAAGGAAAAATATGGATTATATGCCCAAGTTGACAATTACGTTATCTATTTTGAACCCTTAGGGGTTGCAGAATTGATATAGAAATGGAGGAAATTATTATGAAAAAGAAAATCATTGTACTATTACTCGGAATTACACTTTTACTTTCTGCATGTGGTAATGCCGCCACTTCAGACACGCCATCCCAAGAAAGTACAAGTGTTGCGGCCTCTGTCCCGGAAGAATCAACACCCGTGGAAACTACGGTAGAGTCCTTACAAGAAACTATCCAAGATGCCATCGATGAGATTACAGACGACTATGCCCCTCAGGCAACAACAGAGTCTCTTAATGGTGTATGTGACTTTCTTGAATCTGAAAGCCTTGTATCTGGAGATAGAACTGAAATGGCTGGTGAAATGATTGGCGCAATAAGCGGTATTAAATACGCTGATTCCAACGTAGAAATTTATGAATATGACACAGAATCCGATAAGTATAAAACCCTTGTGGATACTGGTAAGGTCATGTTGGATGGCTTTGATATGGAACTGACTGCATCTGCTATTCATAACCAGTATGTACTCTTCTGTGATGATGCTTCAAATGCAAGTGATATAATTGAAGCCTTCAATAACATGAACTAAATAAAAAAACTGCCCTGGATGCTACCAATACCAGATATGAAAGAGGAAATAAACATGAACGAAAAAGAATTTAATGAATATTTAAGTGCATTACATGATAGAGTACTGACAAAAGCACTTTCTGAAGATGAAGAAAATAACTATACTGAGTCATTATTTGAATCTATACGCCATGTAAATGAATATGGTCAAGAATTTTGGTATGCCAGAGAATTACAGATAGCCTTAGAATACACTGAATGGAGAAATTTCAGTAAGGTCATTGATAAAGCAAAAGATGCCTGCAAAGGTAGTAATAATGCAGTGTCTGACCATTTTGTTGACGTCAACAAAATCGTAAGTGCTGGTGCCACCAGTAAAGACATTGGAGATATTCAGTTATCAAGATATGCCTGCTATCTCATTGTACAGAATGGTGATCCACGTAAGAAGGTCATTGCTCTCGGTCAAACCTATTTTGCAGTGAAAACCAGACAACAAGAACTTATTGAGAATTACGAAAATCTATCTGAAGATCAAAAGCGTCTTGCAATCCGCAAAGAAATGGCAGAACATAACAAAATGCTTGTAGCAGCTGCTAAAGACGCTGGAGTAGAAACATCATTAGAATATGCCATTTTCCAGAATTACGGATATATGGGATTGTATGGGGGGCTCAAAGCACAGGATATTAAGAAACTGAAGGGCTTGAAAAAATCTCAAAACATCCTTGATCACATGGGCTATGAAGAACTTGCTGCTAACCTATTTCGTGCTACACAAACAGAAGCTAAATTACGCCGTGACCACGTTCAAGGCAAACAGGAAGCCAACCAAACCCATTATGAAGTTGGTAAAAAAGTAAGACAGACCATCAAAGACCTTGGAGGAACAATGCCAGAAGATCTTCCTACTCCGGAGAAAAGCATTCAGCAAATAGAACGCGAAGAAAAGAAAAAATTACATTAAAAAATCTGCCCCCGGCGCCAACCGAGAGCAGATTAGGAACCACATCGGGAAACCCGATACAGTCACACTACACAAGCAGATTGTACCATTTTCCCGGTGAAAATACAAGCACCGGGCATTTTTATGTCCAAAAAGGAGGAATTATGTTATATGAATTGTCTCCAAGTGACATATCTCACATTATTATCTATCTAAGAAAGTCACGTTCCGATGACCCTTACATGTCTGTCGAAGAAGTTTTGTCCAAGCATGAGACCCAGCTCCAAGAGCATGCCGTATCTGTTTTCGGGCAAAGAATACCTGAAGAGCATATCTTCCGGGAAGTTGTTTCCGGGGAAACCATAGCCGACAGACCCGTTATGAAACAAGTTATGAAGCTTTTGGAAACCGGCAGCATAAAAGGCGTTCTGGTTATTGAGCCGCAACGATTATCCCGTGGGGACCTCGAAGACTGCGGACGAATTATCAATGCTTTCCGCTACACAAACACTCTTGTACTTACTCCACCAAAGACGTATAATCTATCCGATGAATACGATAGAAAATTCTTTGAAATGGAACTGACACGGGGCAATGACTACCTGGAATACACCAAAAAGATATTGAACCGTGGACGGGTCGCATCCGTGAAGCAGGGAAATTTCATAGGCTCCGTTCCGCCGTATGGATATAAAAAGGTCCAGATAGGCACCGGAAAGACCGCCTACCACTCTCTTGCTATTATTCCGGAGCAGGCGGATGCCGTCCGGCTGATGTATAAAATGTATATTGCCGGAAACGGCTTCACAAGCATCGCAAAGAAATTGGATGATTTGGGCATTAAGCCGCTGAAATCTGCCTACTGGTCCCCCGCTGCTATCAGTGACATGTTGGAGAACCCTGTCTATATCGGAAAAATCCGTTGGAATTGGAGAAAAACGGAGAAGAAAATGATAGATGGCCAGATTGTTAAGACACGTCCTAAGACCACGGATGTATCAGAATGGGTGTATGTAGACGGAAAGCACGAATCAATTATTGATCAGGCAACCTTTGATGCAGCCCAGGAAAGAAGAGGTAAAACGCCGAAAGTGAAAAAGTATACTGAACTAAAAAATCCCTTTGCCGGACTTTTGTACTGCGGTACCTGCGGAAAAGCCATGTCATTGAAAATATACACACAGAAAAATGGCTCTAAGTGTGAAATGATGTTATGCAATAAGCAGTCATGGTGTAAGACCAAATCTGTGAAATACGACACCTTTGTGGATCGTGTCATTAAGACACTGGAAAACACCATAGCCGATTTTGAACTGAAGCTTGAAAACGACAACTCTTCCGCTGATGACTTCCAAAAAGATATTATCCGCAACCTTGAAAATGAATTAAAACGCCTGAAAGACAAGGATGCCCGCCAGAAAGATGCCTACGAGGATGGAATTTACACCAAAGAAGAATATGCATCCAGGAACGCAAAGCTGCAGGAAGAAATAGCCAAGGCTTCTGATGCGCTGGAGCATGCAAGGACATCTGTTCCGGCATCCATTGACTATCAGGAAAAAATAGCAAAGTTTACCGACTGCCTGGATGCATTGAAAGACCCGGACATGTCCGCCACCGAGAAGAACATACTGTTTAAGTCCTGTATAGATAAAATTGTGTACCACAACAATATGGAGTCTAAGCCCGGAATAGGCAGAT